AATAATTGTTTAGCTTTATCTATCCAGCCAAATAAAACATCTAATTTACTTGTATCTACTTCACCAACGGAAATAGAACTATTTTCATCACCCGAAGAATCTTTATTAATAGTATGAAATTCATCTAAACTAGATTGAGCTTCACTCATTTTCTTAGTCGATTTTGTTTGTTTATCAATAGCTTTAGCGTTTGCTCTAGCTACTAAATCAACACCCGTAAGGGCTTTAACAAAAGCGTTTACATAACTTACTAATTTAGTAAATAATGTCACTAAGTATTCTAGTATTGGTGCTAATAGACTTCCTAATACATTCCAACAATTTTGAATAGAATTAGATAATTGAGTATCAAAACTTAAATATGATTGCATAGCCCTACTAATCATACTAAACGCTGTACGGACACTTAATAAGGATAAAGCAAATTTCTTAATAGACTTAATACCATTATTAAAAGCTCCTGTCAAACTTTTACCCATATTTTTTGAACTTGATATGATTTCTTTAAATTTCTTACCAAATCCGGACATATTAGAGATAGCGTTTTTAACTGAGGCTTTTATTTTCCCAAAAGCTCCGTTCATCTCTTTTCCTGTGTTATTACTTTGACCCTGTAGCTTAATTAAACGATTATTAAGCTTTTCTATATCAGCTTCAATTTTTAAAGTGTCACCAACTTCAAATCCTAAGTCAGCCTGATGTAATTTATACTCTAATTCTTCTATTTGAGCTTTTAAATGCTCTTGTTGTTTAGATGTATCTATTACTGATTTTCCATAGCTTTTCATTTGTGACTTCATTTGAGCAACGCTCGAAGCACTATTACTAGCCATAGCTTTTGCCTGATTAGTCATTTGTTTCATTGGCTCTACACTTTTACTTACAGCATTTTTTACTTCATCAGTTATTTTTTTGATTCCGTCTATAGCGTCAGTAATATTAGCTCTAATGACTATTTCTAATTCTTCTATTGTAATAAGTCCTCACCACCATTTCTTTTAGTGATTCCTTATTATTCCTCTTTCTTCGTTTCTTGTTTCAACTCCTCAGTTAAATCTAACATTAGATTTATTAAGTCCTCTCCCTCACTAGCTTTTCTAGTATATATATTAGCCTGTTCTAGTTCTTCCTTAAATAATTCCGGATAAATGTCTTTAATTAAACTAACATTTTTAGGATTCTTAGCGGTAAGTCCAGCATTGACTAATTTATTACCTAGATTTTCAGCTAGTCTTATGTTTTGTTTTATTTCAAACTCACATTGGAGAGAACGAGATTCCACATATAGCTTAACTTCTCTATAAGTAGAATCCCAAAACTCGTGAGGTTTCATTCCAAAACGATAAGCTAAAGGCTCTAAATCATATATAACATCTATATAATCTAGCCTTTGTATCCTTTGAACTCCTCGGCTACTACTTCTCCCATCACTTTTTCCGCTGTGTTGGAAATTACTTGGTTGATGTCGAAGTTGGCTAGTGGGTTGTTCATTTGACCCTTTAGTTCTTCCTCCGTCATCTTCTTCCCGAAAAAACTTTTATCATTTATCTCCTCAGCTATTAACTGATAGACAGCTTCATAGTCTTTTCCGTTTTCATTAACCCAATCTTCAACTATTTCATAAACTTTATTAACATCTCCATTTAAGACTTTTTTAGTTTCTTCATCAGCTAAAGACATTAGTATTTCAGCTAAAAATTCAAAATCAACATTATTTAAAGCTCTAAAAAAAGCGTCCCTTAAATTTTTAACCTTATGCTTTTTATTAATTGCAACTATTTTTCTCATAGTTGCTGTGAAAGAATATTCTTTCTCTTTTACAATTAAAATCATTTTAAATAAAACCTCTTTCCTTTTTATTATTCAGTAGTTTCTTCTATAACTTCTTCAGTTGTTTTAGATTCCTTACTTTTCTTACTTTCTTTCTTAGATTTTTCAACAACTTCTTCAAATCTAGGATTTTTAAGGAAATGTTTGATATGTTCCTTATTAGAGATATACCAAATATTTCCTGTTTTAATTTCCTTAAATTTTTTCATTAGTTAACCTCCTATTATTCAGTTGGTAATCCTAAAGTTTCTTTAACAGCTGAGTTTCTATAAAGTGTTAAAGTATCTTTAATAATATCTCCAGCTGTAATAGTATCTCCTGTTAAATCCATTTGAGCTGAGAAAGATTTTACTAATGGTTGTTGTCCCTCAGCACAAGTAGTTTCAGGATAACGAATAAAGAAATATCTACTTTCATTACTATCAGCTACAGCTTTTAATTTAGTGTGTTGGTCTTGTTTATACAACACAGGAATAGCTGGAGTAGTAGCTTTTTTACTTCCTTTACTTTGTTCTTCTCCGTCCATATCAGTTGTTTGATATGTCACAGCTTCAGCTGGGTCTTCAACAGCTGGGATTTCCTCTGTGTACATTATTAAATCTAAATCTTCTTCAGTAGGAAATTCCTTTTCACTCATATAAATTTTAGTTAAAGTACCTGTTTTAGGTGTCATAATAAATTCCTCCTTTTTTTATTATTATTTAACTCTCTCTAAACTATTTGTCATAGCATTATAAAACACCTCATAATTACCGCCATAACGATGACACTTTGTGATTTCGTCATATAGGTCTATAGGTGTTCCAATTCTTGTAAAATTATATCCTCTTAATTTACTATCAACTTCATCAATTAAAGACATACTATTAGTTTTTCTTTTAGTCCACGCTTCAATAGTGATTGTAAACCTAGATAATATAGGCATTGTTTCTCCGTTCTTTTCATCATATCTCACAGGAGATTGAACTACTAGACATGGAAACACACTCTCAGCACTAGGATTTTCAGCTACAACTTCACTCATTATTTCTTCTAATAATCTAACAACTAAATCATAGAAGTCTTTTACTTTAAACTCAATCATTTTAATACCTCCGTTATTAGTTTTCCTATTCTCTCATTTATTAGGTCAGCGGATTCCTGACGAGAGGAAGCCGAAGCTGGACGCATAAATGGATATGGCTGAGTAGCAAACATAATATAGTATAATTCACCTTTTATATTTATTACTCTTTCAGGACTAAACTTTTTATCTACCTTATCAACAGGCAAAAACCAATACCTAAATCCACTTTCAATAAAGGTTTTAGTTTTACCTATATGTGGTAATTCAGCTTGAGTTCCTGTTCCATACTCCAAAAATGGAGCATAAGAAAATAAATCTTTGTTAGTATATACTCTACCGACTACTTGATTCTTATTAAAATCAATAACTTCAATAGGAATAAGTTTCTCATCTTTAGAGCCACGCTTGTTTTTTAAAGCTTTCTCCTGAGTATTTTTTAAAGAATCTTCTAAACCTAACTTAGTTCGATTAGGAAGTTCTTTTATAAGTTTAGCCATTTTCTTTTCAAAACTATCTAAACTTTTCTTTTCCCATTCAATTTTAAACATATCTAATCTCCGTTATTAGTTATTAAAGTAAATAAAGTTGTTTTTCCAATCTTAGGCTTATTTTCTACAATATAACTAGGTTTACCATTTACAACTTGTTTTGTTGTTTCATCTATTGTTAGTTTTTCAAAAGAAATTCCATCACCTTTATTGATATTAACATCTCTATCTATACGAAGTTTGATTATTTCATAGTCTATCTCACCAGCACTATTTCGATTTAATTCATCTAAATCTTGCTGTGGATTCAAATAATCTTCACCTTTATAAAACCAAGTAGTTTCATATTCTCCACTAACTCGTTTTTTTACAGGTGAATATATGTATAAAGGTTTTAAATTTTTTAATCTCATTTAATTACCCTTACTTTTCTTACATCTTTTGCTAATTTTTCTTCTATATCAACATAAGATGTAGATAAGCTTCCCTCAGTTGAGCTAGAGCTACCCTCGTCACCTCGTCTTAAATAAGCTTCTTTAACAGCTGTATAAATATATGGATATAACTTTTTATCATCAATTTTACGATTAGAATTATCAGAGGCAATAGAAGAATAGAGCTCGATATAATTCTCTATTATACTATCATCTCCGTTTTTAAAGTTTACGCCTAAATCAGCTATAATCTTTGCTTTCATTCTACCGCCCTCCAATTCTATTTAATTATTCTTCATCTTCATCAGGAATTAAAGAAAGTAATTCATCTTTTTTCATATCTTCATTACATTCAATTCCTAATTCAGTTAAATAAGCTACTAATTCCTTTTTAGTATAGTCTTTAATAGCTTTATTAGTAGATTCATTAGAAGCTTTAGCCCCTACTACTTCAAAAGACTTATTAGCTTCTAATTGTTCCTCTACCCATTTATTTTTTGGAGTTAAGATAACTCCTGTTAGTTTATTTTTAAAACTTTTCATATTTTTTCCTCCATTTTCTTTTTATTTTAAATAATACCTAACTTATATTAAGCTGTTTTTTTAACTAATACTAAGTCAGGTGTAACACATTTAGTTCCCATATCTACGAACATACCGAATCCAATAGCTTTAGATAAACCAATTTGTGCTGGATTATAGATAACAGGGTGTTTTGGTTGTGCTACAGCACCATCAATAAATACGATGAAATCTACTCCCTCAGGAATATTTACGCTACTAAATACATCTACTCCGTGGAATCTACCAATTTCACCGATAGAAGTATCGATATTTGATTTAGATGTTTCATCTAAATAATCTCTCATATCATTATAAGCGTCTTCACTAAAACCAACTTTGATTAGTTGTAGAGGTACACCATTAACAAAACTATTTTTAGTCTTTTTCAATGTAGAAATAGCTTTACTTACAATTTTATTAATAGCTGTTTCAGTACAACTAAATTCAGTTCCCTCATCTACCATAGCTTGGAAGAACTTAACATCATTATCAATTCCCATAACCATTTCGTGATTAGAAGTTCTTTTCTCGATTAAACCATTAACACCATACATAGTTATGTCTTTTTCTTCTACTTCTTCTAAATATTCCATATCATCATTAATTTGAACAACTACATTTTGAGCTTTAATTTTTTGAGCACTACCTCCAGCTCTAGCTGTTCCATATTTTTGACCTTGGATATTAGCAAATCTTTTTGCTTCAACACTACCACTTGTTGGGTCACCGCTTAAATCTTTATTAGAATATAAACCAGCAACTGTTTGAGTTGATATGTTATCTATTACCTTTCCATATTCTTCAGCTAATTTGTCTTTAGCTTCTTCACCTAATAATTCAATGCTTAACGCACCTAATCTACTTGTATCCATTATTAATCACTCCTTTTCTTATTTTTTAAAATACATTTGGGATACTTTTCTTAGTTCCGTTGTTATTTTGATTAACAACACTTCTAGGAGTTGTTTCTTTTAATCTCTTATTAACTTCATTCTCTACAGCACTATCAAACACTTTCTTTATGTTTTTAATAGTAGGCTCTACTTGTTCAGCCTTAATGTTTCTAAAATCAATAAGACTCAATAAAGAAACATCTACCTGAGTTTCAGGAGTATTAGCCATCTTTATTGCTTCTTCTTTTAATTCATAAGCATTTAATTTAGCTTCAGCTTCCTCCTGTTTTTTACGAGCTTGTTCTAACTCGTATGCTGTTCTTTCATCTTCTTTCATCTTAGCTAACTTTTCAGCTTCAGTTTGTTTTTCTAATGCTTCAGCTTCCCATTTAGCTTTAGCTGTTTCTAAAGATTTTTGAACTTTTTTATCAAATTCACTTTGATAATTAGATTCTTTTAACATTTCGTCAAAAGTTTTAGGTGTTTCAACACCTGTGTTTGGAGTTTGTTGTTGATTATTAACATTCGTATTAGTGTTAGTATCAACTACAGCCCCTTTTTGATTATTTGTGTCCATTTCTATTCCTCCTTTGCCCCAAGCCATTTACAATAAATTGTCCCCAGCTCATTGCTACACACAAAATTTCTATTTATTCAGCCTACAATAGAAAAAGGCATTAAAAAAAGGAATGTAGCTATCATTCCTCTTAATAATCAATAATTATCCGTGCCTAAACCCACACACGCTTAGCTACCCCGATAATGAATCATCATTTTACCTAAGTCGATAACCGGTAGCATTTCCACCAAAAAAGCACTAAATTACTTAGTGCTTACCTTTTTATAATATCCTTTTACCTTTTCTCTAAATTGATTCTCTTTTAATAGTCTATTATCGTGAGTGTTAGAGTCATCAAATAAAGAACAGGCTTCATTGATGTCATCATATACATAAATATATTCTTTTTCTAAATCATCAATATTGACTTTAGAATATTCTTCATCAAAATCATAACAAAACTTATCAGCTTCATATTCACCATTGATAAAGGATTCTATCATATCATTTAATTCTTTATTCATATTTCTCCCATTCCTCCTTAGCTATATTTCTTCTAACTATTGTAATTACTTCTTTATTATCTTTGTCTTGAATAACAACTAATTTATTATAATACTTAATATCTTTCATAGTATCAACTTCATAGTAATTAGCTTTATTATTCATAACATCAATTAATTCTTTTTCAGTAAATCTTACTTTAGTTTGTTTTTGACCTAAGAATCTATTTAAAGCGTGAGCTGTCATTTCAACATCTCTTTTTCTAAAATCATAATAAGTTTTAATCATCTTTTGTTTATACTTATTACTATAATCCTTATTAGTCTTGATAGTGTTGATTGTCACCTTTTCTCTTAAGGTAGAATCATACCAACCACTACTATTATACTTCATTTTTTCAAATTCTTCAAAACTCTTAGGGATTCTTGAATTTAATGACTTTCTTAATTGCTTATGCTCTAGCTTATCAGCCATTTTTATATCTTCCCATTGATAAGTAATAGTAGAACGACAATAGTGATAGTGGTCGTCTATAGGTGGAAGATTTATACCTTTTAATAATCCGTATATATCATATTCCACCATAGCTCCCGCTTCATCACTATATCTTTTAAATTTATTTCTACCTGATACACTAAATATTTGATTATTTAATGATTGACACATTCTAGTAGTTCGACTATCCATTTCAGCAATAAATCTAACTCTATTAGCGTCATAATCTTCACCAGCTTTTAATAATGCGGTATTTCCTATATCTATTACTTGATTTTCTAAAGCTCCGCTATATTTATCACCATTGATAGATAAATACTTATTTTGTTGTTTTTTGATAGTATTTTGGAACACATTATCATATATATCTAATTTTCTCTTTTGTTGGAGATGTATCATAGCTTGTCTTTTTATTTCTTGAGCATTAGTTAATCCTAAGGCTTCAATATAAGTAATCCATTTATTACCTCTAGCATTAGGTAAAGCTAACAAAAACCATATATATTCCCAAGTTAAGCTCCATTTTTTCTTTTTCTTAGGCTTTATTTCCTTAACTCCCTGATTATATAGGTCTTGTCCTATTTCAGTAAATAACACTTTCTCATACTCATCTAATTGGCTTCTTTCTTTAACATAAGCACCCCATAGCAATATATCTAACATTTCTTCATTAGTGATATATCTTTTTCTTAATAATTCATCAACTTTATATTTAAAATATCCTGTTAATAAATTAGATTCTTCCCATTCCTCAATAACCCTCAATAATTTCTTTCTTTGAGCTGTTGATATAGGCTTAGTTAAATCTAAAAAACTATAACTAATGCTATTAAATATGTCTTGTATGCTATCCTGAGTTCGTGAACTTATCTTTTTATATACTTTCAAATACTCTTTTAATTTCTTATCAGTATTTTTCCAACGATTACTAAGTATTGTATTGTTATTCATTTATAACACCTACTTTACTTCAGTTTTATCATTCACGCTTGCGTCTTGTTTATTATTAGACGCATTTTCTTGATTATTTGCGTCTTCTTCATCTTTTTTATTTTCTAATCCTTTTGCGTCAGCTCCATCTTTACCAAAAGACTCAATCTTTTTCATATTTTCTTCTAGGTTTTCTT